CACAAATTTATTCATGGAATCAATTTACGTTAATTTTTTATTACGTGAGCTTTTTACTCGCATCTACGCCTCAGGTGGACTAGATGTAGTATTAGAGTGTATGATTATCGTGATGGTTACTTACTTACTTTTACGGATCTATAGGTTGATCAGGAGAGGTTTGGTAAGTCGTGCAAAGATAGCGATGGTGTCAAGAGTGATTGATTGGTGTGCTAGTAGTAAGGTGTATCCTGACTATCGCATACCGTTTCGATCTTGCGTAGTCGACAATATGGTAGTGGCCAACAAAGCATCTCACAGTCATGTGAGAGCTGCGAATGACCGCAGTAGAGGTAATATGTTCATACGAACGTTCGCTAATATGATTGGGAGCCCTATTTATAGTGTTTCTTTATCAGTTAGCGAATCCGATAATACATTAGGAGATCATTATTACTACACAGCCAAGGATTTGCAATTAAAGTCTAGAGCCGGGAAACCCTCGGAGAAAAACCTAATACAGATGGTGGATGTAGACTATTATGCAGATCTAAAGGAGTATATGTTTGGGGCTAATTTACTAATCAGTACGTTTGTCCCAGACAAAGCTTCTGGCAATGTAGTTGATGGTGTTTTCACAGTGGATTCCGACAATTATATTACTATGCGGTTTTCAGGGGGTTCTGTATACAAACATCAATTATGGGATTATGAAACTGATCATATTATGGTTGATCATTGGTGGGGCAGTTGCTTATATTTAGTTGAGCAAAAAGAGATTGCTCCACAAAAGAGATTAATATTCCTTAATTGTGTGAGAGTTATTTATGGACCTTTGGCTTGGATAATGGACGGATTTAGATTACGTAGGAAAGAGATGGTTGTGGATGGTATGACACATTTTAATAAGATTGTAGGTGAAGGCGGCGATACGAAGTTGGTACATACCATCTCGGACGTTGGAGGACATAGTAGTGTGGAAGTTTCAGAACATAGTTTAAGAACTTGTTTTATGAGGATGGCTATGTCTAAGAACCCGATGGTCTCAGATGTTGAAAGGATTTTGAGAGCAAATGATGAAAAAGATCCTGTTGCAGCCGCACCTGTAGTTTTTAAATTAGTTACATCAAAAGAGTTTGTGAGTCAGTCACCATTGTATATATCTGCTGGAGTCGTTAATTCAAAACCAGACTATCAGACGTTGTACCCCCTCGTTCATGAGGATGGTAATTCGAGTGTTCGCACTCTAATGCCAAAATTTATGGATGGAGGTTTTGCACCTGTTCGGTCGTTTAATAATGACAATGCTTGCGTTGAAAACAGAGTCAAGAAAGTTGCTAATAGAGTAACATCTTATACGCCTTTTATTTGGCTATGTTTGAACGAGTTTGTGAGTTTATTGATACCAGATTATAAAGCTAACACGTTAGCCCCTTATGATTATGAGTATATGCACAATAAATTCGCAAGACCTAGTCAACGAAGCTTAATGGAACAAGTTTGTCATGTATTATATCTAGATAGTCCATGGATAGTTCGAGCCTTTCAGAAAGCTGAGTTTTATGGCAAGATTACTGCGCCAAGAAACATATCCACTTTACCAACTGATCATAACATACGGTTGGGTCAGTACTCTTATGCTTTCGTTGAGAATATCATGAAACAACAATCGTGGTATGCGTTTAGCAAAACACCAGAGGAATTAGAGGATAGAATTTATGATTTGGCTCAAAATTACAAGGAATTAACACCAACAGATATTAGCAAATGTGATGGCTCTAGAGGATATATACATTATTGTTTGGACCAGGCTGTGATGATGAGATCATTTGGAAAGGAACATCATAGTGAAATCCTTAGATTGCTCAAGAAAGAAGCTTATGCTAATGGCGTGACTAGGTTTGATTTAAAATACGAAGCTGATTATAATACTTTAAGTGGTTCTTCAAAAACTTCTTGGGGTAATACAATCACTAATGCATTTACGAACTACATAGCCTTACGTCAAACCATGGATATGCAAGATGCTTGGGATAATTTAGGTATTTATGGAGGTGATGATGGTATAGCTGGTGGTGTGGCTCCTAAAATGTTAGAGACTGCTTTCTCAAAATTAGTATGTTATTAAAAGCAGATCCGAGAAAACAGGGTGACTACATATCATTTTTGGGACGACTATATTTAGACCCTTGGGTGACCAAGGAATCTATTATTGACGTACCAAGGCAATTGATGAGAATACACGCTACTGTTACACCAAAGAACGTACCGGACGATGTGGTTATATGGCGGAAAATAGAGGGCTATGAGGTGAATGATAAAAACACACCCATAATTTCAAATTGGTGCGAAATTATGAAGAAATTTTATCCGCCACCTAGTGCTGCTCAAGCTAAGAAATTCGCTGATATAACCAAATTGGAAATGAACTGGTGGTCCAGACAAGGGAATTTTGCACGACTAACGAACATAGATCTAGCCAAGAAAGTTATAGCTGAAGCGATGGAATTATCCGTCGATGAGGTCACAGCTTTCTGTGGACGGATAGACGGTTTGAAGAGTTTAGATGAGATAAATGGAATCAAACTAGTACGAGATACCAAGGTCGAGATAGACGCGGTTGTGGATGGCTTAATAAAAGAAGGAGAGTCTAAAGATCATCAGACTCAGGTCCAAGCCAATGCCGATGCTGCGCCATTTAAGAAAAGTGAAAGAGCTACAACTAAGAAAGTTATCCCTAGTTTCAAATCGCCACCGATAGGAACTAGAAAAGATAAATTGAAGTTTGACAATATCCAGGATGGACCAGCTTGCAAATTCTTCCAGAAAGGGGAGTCCTGCCCTTTTGGGAGAAGATGCAAGTTCAGACATGGTAAGTAAGTAATCAGTTTTCAGGGCGATTGACCACGCTACCGATATTTAGTATCAACAATGGGAGACAAACAACAAAGAAGAGTACAAGCTATGAAGGAATTGCAAAAGAAGATGGCGAATGTAAGCATAAACCAAAAATCGAATGGCAACAACAAGAATAGGAGAGTTAGGTTAAAAAGAAATTTTAATTCTAATAGAATAGCAGGTCGAGTAATTATAGGAGAACACGGTAATATGTCCAACCAGCTAATGCGAGGAAATAAATCACGATTTATGCCCGCTAGAGATATGCAAAGTTGGATGCGGCATCATTATGCTATGTGTCGACTTAACCCATTTGACTCAGCTGGGAGAAACTTAGGCATACCGGATGGTACAGAAGTCCGTAGACTTCTTATAGATCATCGTATGACCACAAGAATCACCTTTGGATCAACTGGACATGTCAACATGTTTGTTGGACCTTTATTACCGTCACCTTTAG